ATACAAGGTACTGCTTATGAAAAAATCTTCGCAAGAAAATTCACATTCGCACCTTACGGAGGTTTTGATGGTTGGGACGTTTATAGAGATAGACGAACCAATACTGACCCATACTTGATTAACGGAATCGCTGGTCAAGATGGTCTGATTGGTGGTGCTAATGCAACATTTAAAAACCGAGTATTGAGCAATGGTGATGAAGGAATCAACTCAGATTACTACGCTTACCTTGAAGCTATTTGGACATTCAGTAACCCTGAAGCTGTGAACGTTAATGTGTTCGCCACACCAGGCATTGATACTGATGAAAACACCAACCTCATAGAAGAGGCCATCGAAATGATTGAGCAAGATAGAGCTGACTCTTGGTACATCGTAACAACACCTGACCTTAGCGCTTCTGGTGAGATTTTACCCGCAGATGAAATTGTTGATAGGTTGGATGGTCTATATGATTCAAGCTACACGTCAACATACTATCCTTGGATTCAAGTGAATGATACCGAAAACAATGTCTATATTTGGTTACCACCTACTAGAGATGTTGTTAGAAACACTGCTCTTACCGATAATATCGCATTCCCATGGTTCGCGGTAGCTGGTATACAGAGAGGTAACGTTGACGCAATCAAAGCACGTAAAAAACTTACCCTATCTGAACGAGATATCCTTTATGCTGGTAGAGTTAACCCTGTTATTACTTTCGCTTCAGAAGGTATTAAACTTTGGGGTAATAAAACCCTACAAGTTAGAGAGTCCGCTCTTGATAGAATCAACGTAAGACGTCTGCTTTTGCAAGCGCGTAAACTTATCTCTGCTGTAGCTATAAGATTGCTGTTCGAACAGAATGATGACGTTGTTAGAAATCAGTTCTTAAGTTTAGTTAACCCTATCCTAGATAATATTAGGTCTTCAAGAGGTCTTACTGACTTTAGAGTGGTTCTAGTTGATACACCTGAATCAATTGATAGAAATGAGCTTAATGGTAGAATATTTATTAAACCTACAAGATCATTAGAGTTTATCAATATCGAATTTGTCGTCACAAATACAGGGGCTTCATTTGACAACATCTAATAACACATAGGTATATAAAGAAAAAAGCCCAGATTATTCTGGGCTTTTTTCGTATGTGATTGTTCCACAGTCATATATCCGATAGATACCTCTAGATAGCATTATCTCTCTTTCGGTACTATTAGTAGTGTCGAAACCTTCTTTCCTTAACATAGATTTTCTAAAATTAAATCTATGTGCTCGTTTATTATTAACCACATACCAATAATTAGGTTTATTTATCCTTGTTTGGGTGAACCCTAATGTATCGTATATCGACCCTTCGCTCCATCGCCTGTCTGCGTAACTGATTAACTTGATTTGACCGTATGTGTTATAGAAGAATTTTAATAATTTAGACGCACCACCTACCACCGATGTATCGATTTTGTTACAGAATCGACTCAATTCATAGTGTTCGCCTGATGAACCAACACCCAATCTAGGTTTATTGAAATGCATTGATGATACTATCTCACCTTTATGTGTCAGACAGATGTTAATACTCGATTTAACTGAACCTTGCAGGTGATTTTCATTTAAGAATACATCACGCTCAGTATTCGCCATAATACTAAGTTCACAATTTCTAGCGTATATCTTATTATCGGTTACACCCAATATGTTCTTTAACCGTGATTTAACAACATCTTTTTTATATTTCCACTCGTCCTCGAATATGTGGATAAGTCTGATATTTTTAGCTTCGCATAGATTGGTTTTGTTAATATGGTAGTCATCGGATTTATATAATTCAGAATGCCAATATATTCCATCAAATTCTATTGCGATATTTTTTGAGGGTATGTATAAATCTAATTGGTGCGGTGAAATTATGCTTCTACTTGATGTGACGGTATCGTAGTTAAGACTTCTTATAAAATCGTTTAATTCTATTTCATAACTAGATACGCTAGACGTACACTTAGGACAACCGTGACCATTGTTGTGGTCATATACAACCTGTTTAAAACTACCGTGTATCGGACATTCAATATCTATCTTACTATGTGAATTCATATAGTCAGAAAGATTATAATTATATTTATTATTATGTTTAATTTTAAGTTTTGTAATTAAATCATAGGTAGAAACTTTTAACTTTTTACTAACGCTTTCTTTACCACATTTATAGCAACCTTGATTATTTAAGTGTTTAGCTGGTGACTGTTCAAACTCTCCGTGTTCCGAACAAATTATTTTAACTTTTGATTTGGAGCTGATATATTCAACTTTAGTGTAATCATATTTATCATCATGGACTTCTTTAGCTTTAGCTATGAACGTTTCTGTATCATATGTTTTTTTTAACACCCTACTGTTAATCGCACATTTAGGACAACCGTGACCGTTTGTGTGGTGAGATGCTAGTTGTTCAAACTCTCCGTGTTCTGAACACATTATTAGAATTTTAGTACTAGCGTTATAATACTCTGACTTCGAGTAGTCATATTTAGCACCGTGAATCTCTTTTGATTTATTTATGAACGCTTCAGTTGAGTCAATCCGTGGCGCTTGACATTTTGGACAGCCGTTCCACCCTCTTAGATGATTTGACGGTGTTTGTTTGAATGTTTGATTATGTTCAACACACAATATATCAACTTCAGTTGTGCTATTTATATAAAGAATACCGCTATAATCATATTTATCGACATAGTTTTTTTTAGCTTTTTCTATAAAAGTTTCAGTTTTATTTTTTTTCATGTTTTTTTTTCCGTTACTACATATTTACTAACAAAGGTAATAATAAATATCATAAACTAAATAAAAAAATGAGCGACTTACTTATAAAAATGCCACTTCCTTACGAACCGAAAAGGAAAAACCGATTTTTGCTTAGATTCCCTTCGGAATTAGGTATACAAGAGTGGTGGTTGGCGTCAGCAGCGAGACCTACAATTACGCAATCTGACGTTGAGATACCATTCTTAAATACGTCAACATACGTATTGGGTAGGTTCACTTGGGAGACAATCGATGTTACGTTCAGAGACGCTATCGCACCATCAAGTACACAAGCTATTATGGAATGGGTAAGATTGGGTTCTGAATCTGTAACTGGTAGACAAGGGTATGCGGTAGGTTACAAGAAAGATGTTGAATTGGAAATGCTTGACCCAACTGGTGTGGTTATTGAGAAATGGGTTTTACAAGGTACAATGTTGACCACGGTGTCTTTCGGTGACCTCAGCATGGATGATGACGGCATCGCTGAAATCAACGCCACGTTAAGATTTGACAGAGCTATTCTCCTTTGGTAATATTTACAATAATTTGATTCAAACGTAACGTTATTCATATTTGGATAACGTTACGTTTTTTTTATTATATTTGTGGTTATGAACTACGTGGAATTCTTCACCCAAAATAACGCCAACGGTCTTAAGACCAAGGAAACGTATTTATCTGAAACATATCCAGATATATACAAAAATATCGTTTCACATTCTGAGTCCAACTGGTTTAAAGATTTATATTTCAAGGAGAAGATATGGTATTTCATGAACGGAGTTACCGATAAGGTATCTTGTTATCATTGCGGAGCTGATGTTAAATTTAAGGGTACGCTAAATAAGGGCTACGGTAAATTCTGTTCTTTGGGTTGTGCTAATGATAGTGGTATTTTGATTAAACTTCAGAAGGCTGCTATATTTAACAAGTACGGAATTGAGAGTACTAATCAACTTGAGTCTGTTAAGGATAAGAAGAAATTATCGTATATTAAGAATTATGGGGTTGATAACCCTATGAAGTCAGATGTGGTTAAAAAGAAGTTGGTTGATACTGTTATTTCCACATATGGTGTTGACAACCCTATGAAATCTGAAACAGTTAGGGATAAGGTTGTTGAAACTTGTATCGCTCGTTATGGACATGTTAACCCGTTTCAATCTGAAAAGGTGAAAAATAAAATAAAATTAACAAATAACAAAAATTTAGGTGTTGATTACCCTACTCAAGCTGAGTCGGTTAAATCTAAATTGAGAGGAAATTATATCGCTAAACTTAAAGAGCGACACCCCTATATTTTGGGCGTAGATGGAAACATGCTTGAATGCGAATGTGACCGTTGTGGTTTAGCATATGAAATAAGTAGGGTATTACTCAATGAAAGGCATCGTGAAGGTTACTTATTGTGTACTGAATGCAATCCAATAGGTTCTAATTCAGTCAGTGATGCTGAGAAAAAAATAGTGGCGCATATTAGGGGTTTGGGTATCGATGTGATTGAGAATGACACTGAAGTATTGGCTGGTATGGAGCTTGATATTTACATACCTAGTCATAATTTAGCGATAGAATACAATGGTTTATATTGGCATTCTGAGTTATACAAATCGAATGATTACCATTTGAATAAAACGAAACTGTGCGAGGATAAGGGTATTCGTCTCATACATGTATTTGAAGACGAATGGCAATTCAAACAAGATATTGTTAAATCCAGAATAAATAATATTCTTGGTGTAAATAGTCTTAAAATATATGCTAGAAAGTGTGAGATAAAAGAGGTTTCAGTTACTGATGCTAGATTATTTTTGGAAGCTAATCATATACAAGGATTTGCGAAATCAAAGATTAAATTGGGTTTGTATTTTAACGGTGAGTTGGTGTCTTTGATGACATTCGGTCACGGTAGGGTACTTATGGGTGGTAAGGTCAACGAATGGGAACTTGTTAGGTTTTCCAACTGTTTAAATACAACGGTTGTTGGTGGGGCAAGCAAACTTCTTAAAAGCTTTATTAATAAACACCAACCTAAGACTATTATAAGTTACGCTGACAAAAGGTGGAGTCAAGGTGAACTATATAATGTCCTTGGGTTTGTTCACATACATGATAGCATACCAAATTATTGGTACGTGATTAACAATACTAGGGAATACCGTTTTAAATATAGAAAAAGTGAGCTTATCAAAAATGGCTTTAGCGGTGAGTTAAGTGAACGACAAATAATGTCGGATAATAAGAGATATCGCATTTACGATTGTGGTAATATGAGGTTCCAGATGAACCTTTACAATTAATGGTTTTAGTATATCATTAAAAAAACCTTGTTTAAGGCTATTTATTGATATATACCATTGATTATGAACGATTACCACTACTTAACAAAAAAACAGATATATGAGAACTTTGATGTTGAATATATCAGAAAACTTATTGCCTATACTGAGGCTAAGCACCCTATTAGGGTAAAAAATATCGAGACACTAGCTTTATTTGAAGAGTTTGGTGGTGAACAGCCTAAAAATGTTTTGGTTGACGATATTAAAGTCGACAACAAATATAAGATAAACGAAGAGGCTACGATTGAAATTCCAAAAGCTCTATTTGAGGAAATGGTTAGATTCATGAATAATAATAAAGCAAAATAAACAAACATGTCAGATATTAAACCAAATGTATTTCCGTCAAAAGATGGTTCAGATAAAAAAGAACTTTATGTGACTCCAGCTTCAACTGAGGCTGAATCTAAGGCTGTTGACGAAATGAGGAAAAGGACTGAGGCGCAGTTGGCTCAGATGAATAAGCCTAAAGTTGATGTACCAACACCATCTGTGAGTGTTATTGAGGAGCCTAAAGACGTTATATCACCTTTGGCTGAGCCTAAGTGGGGTGCGCCTTATGATTTGGTTCCTTTACCATCTAAGGGTAAGTTGTATAAGGGTATGCGTGATGTCGTTAGAGTTTCTTATATGAGTGGTTCTGACGAGAATATTCTTACGTCACCTAATCTTCTTAAGAGTGGAAAGTTCTTGGAGGTGTTGATTAGGAGAAATCTTTTGGAGGCCAATCTAGATTATCGTAAGTTGCATACAGGTGATAGAAATGCTCTTATGGTTTGGTTGAGGTCAACCGCTTTTGGTCACATGTATCCTATTTCTATCTATAATAGTAAAGGTGAGGTTGAAGATATTGAATTTGATTTGTCAACTTTGAAAACTATTGAGTTGACGGTTGATCCAGATGAGAACGGCAATTTCGAACATATATGTCCAATCACAAGTGATGTAATTAAGTTCAAATTCATTAATATAGGTGATGAAGAAGATATTGAGAGTATGTTGAACGCTGATGTTAATAATGGTGCTGAGGTTAACAATAGGTCAACTTATACATTGCAGAGACAGATTGTTTCAGTTAACGATATTAGTGATTTTGAATATATTAAAACATACGTTGATAATATGAGGGTTGGTGCCATTAAGGTATTTAGAAAATACGTAACTAACATTGAGTCGGGCATAGACTTACAAGTGCAAATTCGGACAAGTGGGGGTGAGTCCATTACTACATTTCTTCCCATTAACGTCAACTTTTTTTGGCCTGACATCTGATTATAGGGCTTGGTGGGAGGAGGAGTTATTTGTTTGTAGAAAACACATTGGCTGGTCTTATGAAGACTTGATGAGTATGTCTATTAATAGTAGGCGTTATCAGATACACCTTTTAAAGAACGAGAATAAGGCCAGAGACGAGCACCATCAAGAACAGATTGATGACGTCAGGTCTAAATCAACAGGTACCAGAACCAAAAGAGTTTCTGGCGATGAATTAAAGGCTAAGATAAAACGAGGTGAGGTGACTTAAAAGTGGGTTACATCATATTTATCTATAAACCTATTCTTTCGCCATGAAGATTTTTATAACCGAGTCCCAATTCAAGCGCATCGTTGAAGCCGTTGACCTTAATAATTCTTTTAAGAATTTAAAGGTTAATGATGTATTGGTGTTGAGCGTTGATACTTCAAAAGATAGTTTTGATTATAAGTTCAGGGTCGTTGAAGATATGGGTGACACTTGGAAGTTGGCCAATTTAAATCGTGGTAGCGTCAATGTTGGATTTGATTGGTATGTCGAGAAGAATGAGGCTATTAATGATTCAAAGGTAATTTTAGTTAAAGTATCTAAAAAAGATAAGACAGGTAAGAGAGAAAATGCAACGTTAAAGAACGTTAAGTCGGCCAAAGTCGGTGATTATGCGCTATCGTTAGCTAATGCAGGTGATAATGTTGACCCTAAAGATATAGAAAAATCGTATGACCTAGCTTTAAGTAAAATTAAAGAGGCTGAACCAAATATAGATGCCGATTCGGCTCATGAAAAGGCCTTTGTGATAGTGAATAAAGAGTTCGGTGACGACCCAGAAGTAGAGATTATTTATAATAAGAAGAAAAAAGAGGTAAACCCTGATTTCTTTAATACAAATGCGGAAGATATCGATTATATGGATGTGTCTGATTTGGATGCGTTGGTTAAACAATTTAAAGCTGGTGAGGGTGTAAGGTTCACGTTAAGAGACGATGATTCTTTATCTGTTATTAATTTCAATGTACTATCAATTAGTGGTAATACTGCAAATATTAAACTGATAGAGACTGATAGTAGTGAATATAATAAATACAGAAAAGCTAGATTTGTCATGAATTTTGATGGGTCTTATATAAAAGTTAACGATAATAAAACAAGTGATATAAAATTACCAATTGCTGATACAGGTGGTGATATAACGATTAAAAATGTTGTTAAAATTAATGCTACTCCAGAAAATGATGATGAGGTAAAGGTCGATAAGGAAATGTTGTTGAAATATATACAATCTGACCCAGTTTTAATGAATGCATTCGCTAAAACACCTACACTTATGGGTTTAATAAATGTGGGTGATGTTAGAGGATTATCAAAAGCTTATGAATTATTGAGTAAAACTGGTTTTGATTTCGATGGTTCACAATCGGAAGATATTAAATCT